CAAAAGACATGTAGTAAACAATGTGCTTATAAACTTAGAAAGAAAAACAAGAACACGTCACCATCACAACAAAAAAAATGTAATATTTGCAATAAAGAATTTTTAGATAAAACTAAGCTTAAACAACAGACAGACTGTAAATCTTGTAAACTTAAAAAAGGTGTTAAAACAAGAAAGTCAAACGGATCTTATGAAAGAACCGAAGAACAAAATAAAAAATTGTCTGAAACTTTAAAGAGACAATATGACAACGGCGAAAGAAAATTTAGCAAAGAAGCGTTAGAAAAGCTTTCAAAAGGTCTAACAGAAAGATGGGCTTCTGGAGAAATGAAAAATAAATCTCAAGAAACTTGTTTAAAAAAATATGGCGTCGATCACTGGACAAAGGCAAGTCAATCAAGAATAAAACTTTCAAATGCAAGAAAAGGTTTTAAGTTTTCAAAAGAAGTTAGGCGCAACATGTCAAAAGCTGCTGCAAAAAGAATTAAAAAATATAAAATATACTCTTTTGGCAATGGCGGTTTTAGAGAGGACATAAATCTTTATGTTAGAAGTAATTGGGAAGCTAACTTTGCTAGAGTATTAGAGTACAATAAAATAATATTTCAATATGAGCCAGATACATTTAAAATATCTGGAGGCATAACTTATACACCAGACTTTAAAGTTGGAAATATATATTTTGAAATCAAAGGTTATATGGATAGTAGATCAGAAGAAAAAATTTCTGCATTTAAGAAGTCATACCCAAACATAACTTTAGCAGTAATTTCAGGCGATGAATATGATTTGTTAAGAAGATCTTACTCAGATAAGATTTTATGGGAAGGTAAATAAAATACGTGTAAATAATAACATTGTATTTTAAAATAAATCAAAATTTAAACATATTAAAAAGGTATATAATGAATAATACATTTAACGCAGAAAGGAGGTGCCTAGAGAAGGTTGAACTTGATATGCTTAGACCCGACAGATTCGTTGGTTTGCATGCCCATTCAACCTTCTCCTAGGTATCTACATTTGATGGATTAGGCTATCCTGCAGACCACATTGACTTTGTTTTGTCTGAATCTCAAGGTATGGATGCTTGGGCATTAACAGACCACGGAAACGGTAATGGTCTTGCACATGCTCATTCTCATGCTGTTAAAATGCAAAAGGCTGGTCGCAACTTTAGACAAATCTATGGCGTTGAATTCTACTTCGTTCCATCATTACAACAATGGTCTGCAGACTATGCTGCACATAAGCAAGCAATTCTTGACGCCAAGACTGCAGCTGCTGCTGAAAAGAAGGCAAAAGAAAAGATCGATATCGATGCTGACGATGAGGCTGGCGGGCTTGTTGTTGAGGATGAAGACGAAACTAAAAAGATTGATGTTCTTAAAGATGAATGGAAACGTCGTTACCACCTTGTAGTTACAGCACGTAATCAGCAAGGTCTTAAAAATCTATTTACTCTTGTTAAGAAGTCTTACAAGTATGGTTTCTATCGATATCCACGTATTGACTTTCAAATGCTACAAGAACATGGCGAAGGATTACATATATCCACAGCATGTTTAGGTGGGATTTTTAGCAATCGTATACTTCGCGGCGAAGTTCATGGTCATAGCCGAGATCAAATCCAAGCAGAACTATCAAACCTTACCGATAGATTTGTTTCTTGTGTAGGTGAAAACAACTTTAAGCTAGAGCTTCAATTTAATAAGCTTGAAAAGCAGCACACAGTTAATGATTATCTTATTGAACATCATAAGCTAACAGGCATCCCTCTAATCTGCACAGCAGACTCACACTATCCAACAGCTGATAAATGGCAAGCACGTGAGTTATACAAGAAGCTCGGATGGTTAGGTAAAAAAGACGGATTAACTCTGCCAGAGTTTGAAGATCTTAAGTGCGAGTTATACCCTAAGAATGCTTCTCAAATGTGGGATGAATTTCTTGATGCATATCCTACATACGACTTCTATAAAGGTAATGAAGAGTTAGTTCGTGATGCGATTAATAGAACACATGATATCGTTTGGAACGACTTCGAAGATACTTGGGTAGATACAAGTGCTAAGCTGCCAACAATTAATGTACCAAACAAAACACCATTCCAGCATTTAACAGACTTGGTCAAAGAGGCTTTAATTGATCATGATTTACACGAAAACGAAGTATATATTAATCGTGTTAAAGAAGAGCTGTCTGATATTAAGTACTTAGGTCACTCTGCTTATTTTATTACAATGTATGAAATCTTCAAAAAAGCTGAGCAAAAAACCCTGCTAGGTCCTGGAAGAGGGTCAGGTGCCGGCAGTTTAATTAATTATTTACTTGGAATTACGCAGGTAGATCCTATTCCTTATAATTTGCTTTGGGCAGGATTCTTAGGTAGGCACAGGTGTTTAGACGAAGATACTTACGTTATATCTGAAATGGGTAAAAAGAAAATTAAAGACGTTGTCGAAGGCGAAAAAGTATTAACACATACAGGACAATATAAAAAAATTCTTGATAAAGCTGTAACCCAACATGACATGGCAATTGAAATAAAGTTCAACGGTCGAAAAATTGTTTGTTCACCTAACCACAGGTGGATTGTTAATCGTAGGGGTGAAGAAGTTGAAACGATGTCGTGTCATTTAAAAAAAGGTGATAAGCTTATAAAAAATATTCATGCTTGATATAATTAATCCAAGAAATCATTTCCGGAGAAAATTTCATGGAAGAAAAAGAATATCATAAAAATATTAGTTGTAAAAGTTGCAAAACAGAATTTATTGTAAAATTCAAAATGTCAGACCAAGGTTCTATTGCAAAGTGCAATAAGATGTATTGCAGTAAATCTTGTAAAAAAGAATATCTTAAAAAAAATGGCACAAGTAGTTCTATAAAACTTGCGTGTAATTATTGCAAATGTACTTATTATAAGCCTAAGTCTCTTTCTAAAAACTCAAAATTCTGCAGTAGAGTTTGTCAAAACAGAAGTTATGCTAACAGAAACAAGAAAGAAAAAAAGAGCATTAATTGCAAAAACTGCAATAAGACTTTTGAAGTTTTACAAAACTCTAGAAGAAAATACTGTAGTCATGAATGTAGTTATGCAGGTCAAAAAGGTAAGACAAAAATATTTAAATGCGCAGTTTGTAAGAAAGAAAAGAGTATACTTGAAACTGATAATAGAACTTATTGTGGAAGAAATTGCCAGTATAAGGCACAATCTTTAGGTTTAATTAAGATCCCAACAAAAGGAAGATCAGGTTATAGAACAGACTTGCCTGGCAGTATGCACTTTAAAAGTTCGCTTGAAGCAGACTATGCAAGATTTTTAAAATATAAAAAAATAGATTTTAAGTATGAAAACAAATGTTTTGAACTTAACGATAATGGTAAAACAAGAAGATATACACCTGACTTCTACTTAGAAAAAGAAGACTTATATGTTGAATTAAAAGCAGGTAGAAAAGATAAGAAATACTCTAAAAATTTAGAGTGCGTGCAATTAGTAAAAAATATTGGTTATAATATAAAAGTAATATACATGTCGGAATTCTATGACATGCTTAAAGAAGAAAATTTATACGAGGAGATTCCAAACATTGAAAGACGTAACTACAAAAAGTCAAGACACCTTATACGAAATTGAAGAAATTAACTTTGTTCATTATGACAGAGATATGATTGATATTGAAGTAGAAGGCGATCACACATTTTATGTTTCAGAAAATCCTGACGCAGACTTTGTTTTAACACACAACACAAGTTGGCCGGATATTGATACAGACGCTGGTGATCGCGATGAACTAATTAATGCTGCGAGAGAATTATATGGTGATGATGCTGTTATTCCTGTTTCTAATTTCAATACCCTTAAGCTTAAGTCTCTTGTTAAGGATATTGCAAAGTTTTACAATGTTCCATTCGACGAAGTAAACAAGATGACAGGTCCTTTGCAAGAGCAAGTTATGCAGCAAGCTCGAGATGAAAATCAAGAAAAGTCTGTATTTGTTCTTAAACACGAAGATTGCATGCAACATTCACCAGAATACCGTGAGTTTATGGAAACATATCCAGAGGTAGAAAAACATGTGTCTTCTCTCTTTATGCAAAACAGAGCTATTGGACGCCACGCGGGTGGTGTTATTATAGCAGATGCCGATGAACTTGCACAATCTATGCCTATTGTTGGTGTTCGTGGCGAACTACAAACTCCTTGGACAGAAGGTATGAACTTCCGTAATCTTGAAGATAATGGTTTTCTTAAGTTTGATTTCTTAGGATTGACTCTTCTGAAGGATGTAGAAAACTGTATTTATCGTATTCTTAAGAAACAAGGTAATCCTAATCCTACATTCTTAGAAGCAAAAGCTTTCTTTGATAAGCATCTTAACTGTAGATTTCATGAGCAAAACGATCCTGCTGTTTGGAAACATGTTTATCATGATGGACATTTTGCTGGTGTCTTCCAGTTTACTAATCAAGGGGCAAGACAGTTCTCTTTAGAAGCACAACCTGAAAACATTGAAGAGTTAGCAGCTCTTACAGCTATTTATCGCCCTGGCCCGCTTAAGGCAAATGTACATAAGAAATATGTTAAAGCAAAGCAAAGCGCAGATCAAATTAAATACGATCATCCTATTATTAAGGAAATCTTAGGGCCGACATTTGGCTTTGTGACGTTTCAAGAACAGTTTATGCTTTTGGCACAGAAGCTAGCAGGCTTTGATCCGGGCGAAAGTGATAAGCTTCGTAAGACACTGGTTAAGAAGTCATTAGATACATTACATTCAAAAGGTTCTGAAAAGGCTATAGCACGTGATAAGTTTATTAAGGGTGCTAAAGAGTTAAACGATGTTCCTGAGTCTGTATCGTCTAAGTTATGGGCAGAGATAGAATTCTTCAGTGTTTACGGCTTTAATAAAAGTTTACTGTTTGATACTTTAGTAGATACTTATGATCATAGTGGAAACTTTTTAGCAACAAAGGAGATTCAAGATGTTGTCCCAGGTGTTTATATTAAGTCTAGAGATGAAGAAAGCAAAGAAGATATATTTACGCAGGTTTTGGCAAACCATGACCATGGAGAAGTTCCAACATTCAAGATTACGCTTGAAGATGGACAAAGTGTTGAATGTACAATGCATCATAAGTTTAGAGTTGAAGACGGGAGGATGTTGCCGCTATGGTTCATAATACAAGAAGATCTTTCAATTGTGTGTGCGGAAAAAGCTATGTAAACAAGTCTGGGCTAAATAACCACCAGAAGAAATGTGAAGTTTATTTGTTACAAGCGATAGAAGGCATAGATTATGTAAAATGTAAAATATGTAACTTTAAAGGAAAAAGCATAACAGCACATGTTAAAAGAAATCATTTATTA